ACCTGAGCTCCGTTGGGAGCATAATGGCGACGGCATCGTTGTCACGCACGTAGCAAGCGGAACCGCCGTCCGGCGACCGTGTTGTGATTGGTTCTATGCCGGCTATTCTACGTCTCGCGGGCAATCGTTGGTGTGGCACAGTACAGGCATTTTTGGACCGGCCGTTATGTACCGACTATCCCATACGGACTTGCCAATGGCCCCTCAGAAAACACTTTCGCCTATGCATGAGAATTATTATGGCGAAGCCATGCCCGACGGCCTCAACTTACCCGACATCAAGCGAGTTAGCAATGATTTGGCCGTTGCGCCTATAAATCGCATAACTTCACGCGGCACGCATTTGGTTTGCCATACTGATGAACGTGTGGTCTACGTTCCTAAACAGATCGTCGCTCGCATTGCTGCTTGGGCATGTGGCAAAGTACGCGATAGTAAGACGTACGAAGCCGCGTTTGTCCAAGCTAGGACACATATTAAATCTGCATGCTTGAGTGATGAGGAAAAAGCTCTCTGTTTGCCTTATGTCGTTGTGTTTGGCATGTTACTTAATCTGCGCAGTGAGATGAATTTGCTCAGTTTATGCAGTGACAACAGTTTAGCTGTTGCACAGCACGGCCATGCATCCCGTGAGGCCTTCTTGCCACCACCTTCTCGCATTGTTATAATCGTGCGCGATTTCTTGGCTCGTTATGCGCGCCCTTGCGCATTTACCGTTTCTGCAATCACCGCTGTTGCCGCCTTCTTCTTAGCTGTTTTGAAGCTAAAGAGCGGTATTTTAGAGCGACTTTTCACCACGTCAGACTTCGTGTCCCAATTGCCCTTGCCTTTTACGAAGCACACCATACAGACTTGGGTCCGTTACCGAGCCGCTATGCGCGGTTTGACTACTTTGTTACCTTGGTATCGACCCGGCCGCTTCACACAGCGAGCTTTGTCTTACGCTTGTCGGTTGTCCGCCAGCCCTGCATTGACAACCATAGCCGTTGCTTGCTCTCGTTCCGCTTACAGCATTAGTTATGATTTTGCTATGTCTTATGTCGCACCTGCCCTTTTGTTGGCCGCGCGCAAGCGGATGATGAGCGCGTCCCTGATATCCTGGTTGTTACGGTTTTTCTTGTGGTGGTATCATCGACCAATTATTGTGCCCACTCCGGAGACTTATTGTTCCGTTGACAGGGTTATCAAACCTATGCGCCGTGGCGCCTCTTGCCGATACAACTCCATTGACTATGATAGGGTAGCCGATGTAGAGTGCAAGCCAACGTTTGGGCCATTCCATCTTGGTTTGGCCGTTCAAGGACATTTCCCCGTTTTGGCCCGGCACTGTGTACATAACGATTATACCAGTGTCCGTAATCGAGCGATAGTTGAGCGCAGCTTATGCAAGCCTGGTTGGTGGAAGACCAAGGGTTTGCAGTCTATGCGCTCTTTGTTTTCTCATTTAAAGCCTGTCATTGCGACTCCTTGGGACGAGTGGTTGGCTCGTTACCCCGGGCGCAAGAAACGTGAGTTTGAGAAGGCCCGGCACCAGCCCAATGAGTTGTCTGCTTATGTCGCTTGTACACGGAAAGTGTTTACTAAGTCAGAGTGCGTACCTAAGCGTCTGGAAGACGATACGGTAATACCCTTCGACCCTAGGTGCATAATGGGCTGTACGCCCGAGTATATTGTGGCAACCGGCCCGTGGGCACATGCACTTAGTAAGTGCATTGCCGCGCAGAGGCACTTTGACGGCCACACTTACGGACCCGGCACCAATCCCGAGCAATTGGACGTTTGGCTATATAATTCACTCGAAGTCTTTGATTGCGAAGTTGCCTTCCTTTGCGTCGACGCTGTCCGACTGGATGCTAGTGTTCCGAAAGAATCACTCGTCGTTGACATTGACTTTTATGAGGAATTGGGTGCCCCGGAACATGCCATGCAGATGTTTCGCGCCGACACCGTTACGCACGGATCAACGTCCTTTGGCATAACCTTCAAAGTTCCCGGTACTGTCTCTAGCGGCAAGACCACCACTACGGTAGGCAACACCATCAAGGTGATGGCCACGATCAAGAAGGCCACCCGTAAGTTCTTAGTTCGATCCATTACTGCCGGCGACGATGTAGCCATGATCTGTAAGTTGAGTGACGCTCGTGAGGTATGTCGTCGAATTTTGCTCATCGGATCGCGTGCCGGATTTGAGTTTAAAGTTTCAGCGTCACGCTATCGTTGCGACATGGAGTTCTGTAGCGGCCGCTGGTGGACAGCTGGTGCCCCTTATGGCTTCGCTTATGGACCGAAACCCGGCAAGCTCCTGCCTAAGCTATTTGTCGCCACAACCGCAAATGTGGCCGGTTCCACGGTCGATTCGTATTTACATCAAATCGCTTACGCCACGCTTCCTGGCGTTTCTCACTTACCTGTAGCTAAGGAGTGGATGGAAAGAGTGTTGGCATTGTGTCCCGAATATGGCCGGCCCTCAAAGGAAGTGCGGATGACCCTCCGCGAGTACGACCGATTTAAACGGCGTGTTAAGCCCGAGTTTTCCGTCGACATCTATGAAGATTATGCTCATATATATGGCATTGACGCCCGTGATTGCCAGCGAGCAGTCGATGAGCTGTCGAGAGTGCGTGTTTTGCCGAACGTTGTTCGTGATCCAATTTACGACCTCATGATTGAACAAGATGCTCCTGCAGACGTTGACCCCAGC